AATTCGTAGATCATACGATCAGCGTTATCAGATCGCACAACAGCATCTCGGCGTGAACCGATTCGTCCATGATTGCCCCACTCAGCAATAACAGTTACAGTCTCATAGATACCTAAAGCCTTTTGAACTGTTTCAACTAGCAGTTTTGAAACATTGACATACATTTCGAACAGCGAACTATCAATATGTGCAAGTTGGTCAGGGTAGTTGAAAAGTCCTTCCAGCATATCGCCCCCCAGTAATATCCAACAATGCTTGACTGGCCGTGCTTTTCGATAGTCCTCAGTCAGTTTATGTGCCTTCGTGACAAACTCATTGACTCGTGTCACCATCACTTTTGAATCGTATGATGGCGTGACTTTGCCACCTTGCCAGTCAGTCAAATGCCACAATGCGACTGCTTCACGAGCCTTACGCTTATCAAGGTTAGGCACCTGAGCGTTACCTATCCCACCCATGTTGATTACAGCGTTATGCGCTGCTTCAATTGTTGCTTCAACCAAATCATCTACTTTGGCTTTTGACTTGATTAGTTTTGATTGTAAATGCAGATTGGCTTTCCTCAACTCGATAATTTCCGATTCGAGTTGCGCTAACTTTACTTCGTGTTCAAGCATGGACAGTTCCCTTTCACATGGCGATAGAACGCCGATTCGCTACCTGGATACCCATAGTTCCTGCAAGCCTTGTAGGTCACATAGAACCCTGCTTCAACGATAGCCTTTTCAACCATCACCTGATCTTCAGGTTGTAGTGAATCTATCCATCGAGCGACCACACAGCGAAAGTCTTTTGTTGCTGTCTTTGTTAGTACTTCCTCAAACATTTGCCACACTCCTCACTAATCCACACCCAGGCTCCACAGCCAGAGCATCGTGTTATTTTTGAATCCCATTGAGCCATTGCCCAACTGTCGTAACTATCCACCATTCCTCAACCTTCCCTTTACCCTTCGGTTTGATTACTAAATAGCCTTCCGCTGAACAATCATTGACCATTTCAACTTCTAGTTCTTTCAGCCATTCAGGGATTGCCAAGCGTGAGCCACTTTTGATTTCGATGACTATGCCTGGCAATCCACTGATGTCGCCTCGGTCGGCTTTTCCTTGTAACGCTCTGCGCTCAACAGCCGGAAACCCATTAGCATTCATGAACTTCACGAACGCTGTTTCTGCAGCTGTACCTTTGCGCTTGTTTTTGTTCACTAGAACGGTGCCTCATCTGATGGTGCATCAAACAGTCTGCCCATAAAGTCTGCAACAGCACCTTCGAAGTCTGTCTTGTCCATACCAATCAACTGTGAAGCCTGACCTTTATTGATTGGGTTTTGGTTACCCATTTGACTGGTGAGAGCGAAGTTCCAAAACTCGTTTTGAAAATCACTGTTGAGACCTGCTTTGTTTGTTTTATTGACCAGAGCCAAAGTCTGCTTTTCGCTAGGTGCTGCACCAGGTTCACGAATCACAGCGTCTGTCCCTCGAACAGGTATTGATTCTGATGGTGCTTTGACTTCTCGCCTTGATGGTGGCACAGCCTCTTGTCGTGCCTGTGCTGCCTCAACTTCTTGTTTCGAAGCCACCTTCCTGACCTCGATGCCAAGAGCTGCGAGGGCTCTACCCCAAGCAGATGTTTCACCAACCATCAACTCTGAGTTCTTTGTGTATGGTGTTTTGCCTGGCAATACTTCCCACGCATATCCCACACCTGGTCGCTCATCAGTAGCAGTCCGGTATGCGTATGCCTTCACCACGATGTATGCCTGACCTTCAAGCACCTCGAATGTCCATTCGCTTTGCAGTGATAGTTCAGGATAGATTTCTTTTGCTATGCGAATACGCTCAGCGACATCCACATAATCGCTTAGATCGTAACTCATTGTTGCCTCCTCATAAGTAGCACCCTTCGGACTTCCTCCAGGCGAATATGTAACTGTGATGCATAGGCAATCAAATCCTCGATTTCCTCCTGCGCATCAGTAATGATTTCTTCGTAGGACTTATCCTCGAACTTTTGACGATCACCCAACGAATACTGGGTTTCGCCGATAGTGCCGATGCGTGACCGGACTCGGTCAAACACATCGTTCGTTGCATGAATGTATTGCAAGATATTCATTTCAGGTTCCTTGCTTTGTCCATGCTCTTGATGATTGCTTTGTAATAGTTCGCTGTTCCCCAGTGAGTAATGCTGCAAAACAGTATGACGATTAGCAGTCCTAATCCGTTCATAGTTACCTCCTTCAGGTACAAGAAGAATACCACGACACCACTCAAGAAAACTAGACACGCCCAGAAACAGAAAAGCCCCCATAACGGGGGCTAGAGGGCTTTCCTGCACCTAAGGGTGGTTCTGGAGGTGAGTATTGACTGCTCCACGCAATTCTCGCACATCAGTATGCACATCGTCAAGATGGGCCTCAAGATGCTTCAAACTTGTTTTCACCGAATCAGCAAACCCATTCGAAACAGGGCGACTGTTCCTCTCAGCCTTCCCAGCACGAACAGCTGCATACGCTGCAATCACACTAGGGATGACTATGTTTGGGTCAATCTGATTCAGCCAGTTCATGTTTTAGACCCTCGGCCATACATGGTGTCCTGAGGGTCCAAGTATCTGATGATGACTGGTAGGACTGCTACAAGCCCTGCGTTGAGGGCTATGCGCCAATCTGAGGCACCTGCAAGGATTTGGGCTAGTACTGCTGCCCCGAACACTCTCAACCATGAGAGAGCCATTTCTAGGGCTTCACGCTTACTCGGCATTCTTTGGCTCCTTATCGAAGAAAGCGACAATCTTTGAGACTATCGGTGTGAGTTCTTTTCTGTACTTCGGGCGACCCCAACCAACGATTTGGCTTTTCGAACGCAACTTGATAGCCACCATGCCACCATTACGCTGATCACCTGAATCTCCACCTTGAGTGTTACCTTCAATGCACAATACTTGGTCATCTGTCATCGCCTTCACACATATCCCGACATGGCTGATTCTATCCACGCCATCGCCTGGGAAGTCGAAGTACACAATGTCGCCAGTCTTTGGTGTTCCCTTCTCATGCCAGGCATCATTCTTTTGAAACCATTCGGCTCCTGTTGGTGTGTAGCCTGATTTGATGAAGTAAGCATTGTTTTGTTTGAACACCCACCACACAAAGATTTGGCACCACTGTGCTCCCTGCATCCCGAACGCTTTGTTGTATTTCGTAATATTGACAGGTTTCTCAACATAGCCAACCTCTTTGAAGGCTACAGTGAGAATGTCATTCGCTGTGGCTCTCATCGTATTTCACCTCGATAACATTGTTCAAAGGATGGCCATGCGACTCATCACAGTTTTCACAGTGTCCACCGATACCATACACAATTTCAATAATATTCATTATGCCACTCTCATACTCATAAGCACAGCGTTGCTTCTGCTCACTGCACCAGCGTTTGCAAATGCGCCTGTAACTGTTGCATCCTCAATGTAACCAGTCCAAGGAGTAGCATTCAAAGCGGCTGTGCCACCAAACAAATGCAACTCGTTACCACCAGTGTTGCCATACAAGTTTGCAGAAGCATTGTTAGGCACAATCGTTTGCGCATTCGCTGCAAGCCAATAAATTCCATTGTCTAAACTTTGGCTGATTGTCAATGTACCAACAGCACCAGTCGAAGTCATAGTCGCATTGCCAGCATCCAAAATCAAAGTTGAAGGCTTACCACCAGTGCCGTCACTAGCATAAATACCAAGCCGACAAGTCACACTGGTTGTGACAGTACCAGCACGAACACTTATCTGATTGAACACTGTGGCATCCTTCTGAACATAAAATGGTGTGAAATATGTTCTATCTTGCAAAGCAGAGAAAGCAGATGATTGTGTACCAGCAGAAGCCAAACCCTGATAAGTATCACCAGAAGTTTGCTGCAAATAAGGAACAGTGACACCAGCAGGAATTGTCAAAGTAGTCCAACTGTAATCATAGTCAGTGCTTGTGTCCTTCGTTAGAACCTGACCAGTCGTACCACCATTGATACCAGCAACCCATTTGTAATCCATATCGGTTGCGCTGTTCTTAGCAAGCAACTCATTCGTTGTGCCACCCTTCAAATCAACAAAGGTGGAATCGGCGAGAGTTGCAAAGTCCTGAATGGACTGCGCACCATCGCTCAAGTTATCGGTCGAGAGTGGATACTCAAACCCGAAGTTAGTTGTATTACCTGGCATAGTTCTCCTAAAGTGATGTGAATGTAAAGTTACTTGGGCCTGGGGCAGAAGCTGCCCAGTAGCTGTATTGCTTCGGACTGATATTCAATGTGATCATGGCTTCACCTTGCACAATACGCCAAGACCAGCCTTCCACATATCCCTGATAGGCACTAGGCGAAATCGCTACAGGCAACCCAGTAATCTGAACAGGTAATCCGTTCGTCATGCCAATCATGACATCACGCTGAACACCAGTCAGTTGAGATAGAGGGATAGTGAAACTTGATAGCACCGGAAAATCATTACCGAACCGAGTTAGAAACCATTTCATCCAAGTTTCTAAGTCCAACTGGTTCTTGATCCAAGTGTCGTAATCTTCATACAGTTTGCCGAACTCACCAACACCAGCGTTGATAGTTCCCAAGTAAGTGAATTGGTCGTTGTAACTCGATACCTGAACAGCAGTAGTCGTGAACTGGCTTGAAATATCTGCCTGAGTGCCAGACAGCAAAACATCATCTGGGCTAATCGCTTCCCAACCTAAAGCAATCTGTCGATCATATCTGCCTTTGATGTCGTCATAATTCATTTTGCCATCGGTAGATTCATAGAGCCAACCTTGCCCTGATAGTTCACAGATGTTCAGGAAGTCAGTCACGAACCCTGCATCGTTATTGTATGTGTGCAGAAGGGTCAAGCCAGTATCGATGGTGCCTGACACAGATTCGTATTGCAACCATGTGCCTGTTTGGTCAGCCCAAGTGCCACCAGCCTCAAGCCAAGTAATCTGCCCAGCCTCAAACAAGATAGCGTCAATGCGTTCACCCTCATACTCTTCAGAGTAGCCATTGAACCCGACCAACTTACGACCCAAATGAGCTAATGGTGAAACCAAAGTCAGATTAGTTTGCACCCAATCAGGGGCAAGCATCTGAATGTTGATGTCAGAAATATCACCAGTGAAAATCAATTCATCAGACAGAGCCGAATCCTGCAAATAGATAGTGACACGCTCTTGCAAACCAATAGGCAAACCATTGCCATCAGACACCAAACTAATCGAAGCATACGATGCACGAAATCTTTCAGTCTGGTCTCTCTTCCCATAAGTAATGCCTACATCGGCAAGAGTGTCACCAGAGTATTCGATACCATTGATGAAAACTTTGCAGACAGGATTCCAAACAGGCATTTAGTATGCTCCTGCTCGAAGTTTGCTTCTCGTAAGAATAGTTTGAATCTGACGGGCCACAGCTTCTGGATCAAGTGCGCCATGAACATTGATAACAATGCCACCTGCACCACCTGGACTGACACCATACTTCTTGCCTCTAGATAGTGGCACAACAGCTTCAGGGCCAGCCTCACCGATAAGAGCGAGAGTGGGTTTAGTGACAATACCACCAGTCGCTAGTTCTGGAACTGGAAGTTTAGGGAAACCCCATTCTTGTCCACCAATCAAAGGCACCCAGTCAGGTATCTTGATTTTGAACTTGCCGAGAGTATTGTTCCAAAACTTAGCAACCTCACGAAACGCAACCTTGAAGGGTTTAGTGATTGCATCACCAATGCTAGTAAATGTGGTTTTGATTGTTGAAACAGCATTCTTCGTGAAGTTCACAAAGGTTTTGAACCCTTCAACCAGTTTGGCTACAACAGTGACAACGATGCTGATAGTTGTACCAATACCAGAAATCGCTGTGGATAAGGCACCAGTGAACAGAGGCAACACATTCGCTGTTAGCCAATCAACCACAATTTTGAAACCAGCATACAAATCATCGAGGGCAGGTTTGTTATCTTTGACAACCTGCATGATCGTGTTCCAAGCACCCTGCAACGATTCAAGGACAGGCAGAAACGCATTCTTGATATTCGGCACAATCGTGTTCATAACAAAATTACCGAAATCTTGTAGCACAGGCAAAATGTCCTCTTTGAAGGTTTTGCCCATATCAGTCAAAATAGGCCCAAGAGTTTGACCTACTTCCTCACCAAACTTACTCAAAGCAGGAATCACATCATTGACTGCAATATCAGCCAAAGGTTGAATCGCATCGAGGATGAATGAGCCGGCAGTTTCCTTAGCCTCATCAAAAGCAACCTGAAGTCTTTGCATCTTGCCTGAAAATGTGTCAGCCTGGACGGAAGCCTGACCACCGAACGCATCAGACAAAGCCTGAGTTGCAGCATCGAAGTCTTTAGTTTTGATGATGTTCTCATCGAGTGGAACACCCAAACGAGTCAAAGCAGAAAAGTTTCCGTCAGCAGCACGAGCCAACGCATTCGATACAGCCTCCAAAGACTTACCACTGCCAGCACTGACATCGAGGGCAAGGGCTTGCAAACGCTGAGCCTCAGTCACATTGCCAGTGGCCAACGCCAAACGCTCAAGGCTAGGTCGTAACTCGTCATCAGTCACACCAGTCGCCAAAGATGTTTTAGTTATGTAATCCTCAGCTGCAGCAATCTGATCATCAGTAGCACCAGTCGTGTTCTTCAGAGCTGTGGCAAGTTTGGTTTGAGCCTTTTCATCTTCGATGGCAGCCTTCACACCATCCACGAGAAGAGTGCCAGCATAGGCAAGTGCTGCTGCACCTGCTGCAGCGAATGCTAAACCTGCCGCTTTGCCGAACTTACCGAGCGAACCTTCAGTTTTGCCTAATTGCCCATCAGCCTTCTTCAATCCTGTATCATCAAAGGTTGAAATCAGATTGACAAATAAACCACCAGTACTAGCCATTCTTTAGCCCATCTAAATCTTGTTGAACTTGCTTCAACGCTTCATTGTAATTTTCAATCACTTTATCTTGGTATCTTCCAATTGGATATTCTTTGATTGCCTTCCAAATACCACGAGACAAGCCACCGGTACGCACAAAGAAAAGGTTTTGCAGATTCTGTGTGAACTGGCTGTTATTCGTTTTGCGACCAGCCATTTCAAAGATAGCACCAGCAGCAGTAGTGTTTTGTAATTCTGTAACAGCAGACCAAGGCGAGTTTCGTGAACGCTTACCTGCTTTGATTTTGATACCCTTACGAACTGCAGCAGCATTGTAGGACAGGTCACGACCTCGAGCATCAGTCCACTTACCCCAATTACGCATAGGTGAATCAGGGAAATTGTTACGAGCCAAAGCAATCAAAGGTGCGCCTGCTTCCCTGTTTGCCTTATCGAGAGCCTTTTTCACTTCAGGGGCAAACTTGGCAAGATACCTGCGAACCTCACGAGTATTCTCAATCGTAACTGGCTGACTCATACTTGTCTCTCAATACTTCTAAAGCAGTCATGATGTCCTCATGGCTACGATCAAACCACGAATGCCCAGTTTCTATTTCGAGTTGAATCAGGATTCGTTCGATTGAACCTGGCTCGTGGCTTTTGGGAAATCACCCAAAGGCATCACGCTGTCAATTGTTTTCGCCCATTCGAGCAAAGGCTCAGTGGTAAGCCCTAAACGCTTTGAGGCTTCGTGTGCCAATATGGCGATGTCTTGCAAATCCAAATCCGACAGCTGTGTCAGAGCCTTCTTCGTGGCTTTTGACCAAGCGATTTCGTCTGCTAACACAGGTCGAACTTTGGTTGAGTTGCCTTCCACATCAATCACTTCAAGTGTTCCGATGAAACTCATGTGCCTTCCTTTCGTTTAGTTATGCGAGTGTTACTGCGCCCTCTTCAACAGTCATCGTGACTGAAACAGTGAGAGCATCAGGTGCAGTTCCACCAGCATCAGGGAATGATGGGAACACGCTACCTGTAAAGGTTGCGCCAGAGTTAGCAACAAAAGTGAAAGCCAATGCTGTATCTGGAGCAGTGTCAGCAGCGTTCCAAAGTGCTTCGCAAAGTGAACCTGCAGCATTCCAGTCTTGAAACATTTCAACAGTCATCTCTGCTGTGTACTTGAGGGTCTTGTAGACAGTACCATCAAGGACTTCATATTCCTGACGATCTGCTGTTCTGGTGAGTGTTACTGTGCTTGCCTGTGCGTCGTAAGTGTCACCATCGATAGTTAGTGACAAATCCCGACCAGTGATAATGGTTGTAGCCATTCTAGTTTCCTATCTCGGTGATAACTTCGACAATCATTTCAGCAGTAAGCAAATCAGACTGTCCAAGATTCGTGGGTCGAACATCGGTTGTGTCGAATACTGTGTACCCGACTGGGAGAGCTGCATAAGTATCAAAGATTAGTTCCTCGAGCGTATTCAATGCAGCCTGGTTATTGGTCATTGCGACAGCAAAAGTCAGACGGAATCTTGCCCTGTATTTTGAACGCCCGATTGCTACGGGTTGAATGTATGGACTGTCGGGAACAATCACAACAGCAGGAGCAAGCACTACTTCGGGTGGGAAGAAGTACACATTGGCAGACAATGAAGCAAGTAAATCTGCCAAATCCTCTCTTACAGTTGCGAGGTTCATCCAACGAACATTCCTTCATCAAAATATGGGGCAAGCAATCCACTCACTTTTGAAGTGAATGAACGCCCAGTTCTGAATGGTGCTGGTGTGAAATCAATAGCGACTTGCTGACCTCCAGCCGAGTTCTGTGTCTGAAATAGATCAATACACAAAACTAATGCGGCTTCCTTCATTGCAGGTGGTTCATCATCGAACGATGCAGCTGTGACATATCCTTCAATAACATCAGTTACTGAGTCGATGACCTGTTGCAGAGTTGGGTCTGCATACAGGTTACCTATGCCAAGTGCTGTTTTCAGTTCTTCGACTGTGACAAGTGCCATGTGATTCCTTTGTGGTTGGTAGGGCCTGGGAAGGCTCAGGCCCTACCAAGTCTCAACTATGCCTGGTACTTACGAACGCCGGATGGCTTCAAAACCTTAGCGCAAACATAACCGGTGATGGAAACTTGTACGGAACCATCGGTCAAAATGTTGGTGCGAAGATTTGTAAGAGGGGATTCCCAGAATCCGACAGCATCTGGAGCAACGAGGAATGCAGAGTTATCTACAAGTCCTGCAGCACTGATGTTGTGATCTGCTCGGAAGGTTGCGCCGAATACTGAACCGATTGGGCTGGAGATTCCAACTGAACCGGAAGCATTGCTTGGTGCAATAGCGTTGAACACTGGTCGGTCTTGATCATCGACTGCGCCGATAAGTTCTGACCACCATGAGGTGTTACCAATGATTTGGTTTGCAATCAAGCCACCAGTTGCGCCATAGGCAACAGGTACTTCAGTTGCAACGAACTGTTGGAGACCTTTCCAGTCTGCAGCTTGTACAGTTGCAGATGAACCACCTGAAAGCAATTCAGCCAAAAGGTATTCATCGGATGCTTTTGCATATGAACGGCGAAGTTCACTCAAAACGATTTCACCGAATGATGGTTCTGAACGATCCAAAAGTTCTACTGAAATTGTTTGCATACCAGCAATCTTGACAACATCGAGAGTTAGATAGTCAGATTCGACTGCTTGCTCTGGAGTTGGGTCTAGTTCTGGGGTAACATCACTGAGCGCATATTGCGTGATGTTTGGAATGGTGTACGAGAGGCCAACAGAGGGCAATGCGCGAACACCGACGGCCTCGACGGCCGGTCTATTCGAAAAACTTGCCGACAAGTATTGAGGCAAATTACGGCTAAGTGTAAAACCGGTGTTATTGCCAGTGTCTGATTGTGCTTCGACAAGGATTCGCTTTGATTCTTCATTGCCTGATGCAGCAAATACTGCATGGGCAAGTGCATCGCCTTCGGTCAATGGCTTGACTCGAGGGCGAGTGTAAATTGGGGCAGGTGCAGAAGCTTCAACCACTGGGGCCACTTCGATTTCCTCTACAACTACCTCTGGGTTTGTGTTTTCCACAGTAGTTTCCTCTTCTACGGATTCAGCAACCTCGGATTCGGTTGCTGCAACTTCAGTGATTTGAGCATCTGCCCCGAAGGCTGGTCTGCTGACCACTGAAACTTCAAGTAATTCGGCTGCCATAACAGTCATGACGCCATCTTTGCTAACTTCATAATCTAAAACATTCGCACCAACAGAGAAGCCAGTACGCAAACCATCCTGCGCTTCAATAATTGTGTCGGTTCCACGAGTCGTTTTAGAAACTTTGAACTTGCCATCAATACCATTCTCAGTAATTGAGAACTCCATTGCGCGACCAATTGGCTTCGTGCCATCATGCTCGAGCAACAGTTTCACATTCTTCGGATCAAGTTCAACGAATGAACCTTCAGCGAAGATAACTTTGCCGGCACTGGTGTTGCCAGGCTTACCAAATGGCACAATCTGGCCAGCAAGAATACGAGATTCTTCGTCTGCTGCCTGAATGTCTGCACTAAATGTTAGATGCATCATTGTCATTTCCTCTCGGGGCTAAATCTTCAAACTCTCGAGCCTCACCAATATCAATGATTCCTGCTTCGAGCAGTTTGATAGTCACATCGACACGCTCCAACGCTGAACCACGCAAGAACTCGTCGAGGCTAAACCTGAAAACCACATCACGAGTGGAGAAGTCAGGCATATTCAAACGATTTTCGACAGCCACCAGGTATGGCATTAGGGAAAAGTCCACAAGGTTTCTACGCTCGGACTCAACATTGGAGTAAGTCATCGAGGACATCTGTGCGCCAAGATAATACTCAGGCAGATTCATCACACGAGCCAACTCGGCTGCATGATAACGGCGTGACTCAACGAGTTGTTGGCTGGCTGGGTCGAAACCAACAGTTTCGATCTTCATCGATGCATCAAGGTACGCAGTTGCGCGTTCGCGCCGGGCGGCTTTCCAACCAGCCAACAAGTCTTGAATCTTCGCAGCAGGTAGCGAAACACCTTCATTCTTCAAAACCACCTGAGGAGCAGGTTCCTTCGCAGCACGAGATGCTGCCTCTTCTAATTCGATAGCAGTTTCAATGGTTCGACCTGCACGAGACAGGACACCATCTTCAAAACTTGGGAAATAGATGACCGAACCAACACCTGATTGAGGTAGATCGTATCCGTCATAGTTGTAGCCGACCACATTGTTGTTTTGGTCAGTGTTTTCCTGAATGAGGCTAGGGTCAAGCCATCGGAAATGTTGAATCTTGTTATCTGAATACATCGAAATGATTTGGCAGTACGAGCCACCATAAAAAATCATCGAATCAAAAATGTATGACCAAGTCACGCTTGCAGGGTAGGCAGGGTCTGGCTGATATTGCAAAGGAATATCAGGAAGCCGACGCCAATCGTAACGATTGTAACGATGAAGTGGCAACGAACCACAAGTACCAGCAATCAGGTTCCTGGCGCGCATAACTGCCGGAACAGTTACAGCTCTTTGCCGACTTACCCTGGGTACGCTTGTAGCCCACCAGTTCGGAAGAAATTGATTTTCATAGGCTGCTCTGACTTGGGGCTCAAGCGATGGGGCAGACTCGGTACGCAGATTGCGAAAAGTGTCCAGTAATCCCATTGTGACATTGTATCACATGGTGAGACACAATCGTCTCAATATGCGAACGTAACTTCCTGGTGTGTCTTCGTGGCATG